TTCAACAAAGCAATGGAGTTGAATAGGTTTACTTTGGAGGATATAAGGAAAGCATATTATATAGGTTATGAAGATGGTAAGAGTGGCGCAACATTTTTTCAACAACTTATCCAATCCCTCCAACAACCAACAGAAATTGAAGTTGAGATTGAGATGGAACCTACATTAATAGGTCAATGTGATTGCCATTGTCATAAGAAAGGGGTTAAAATAATGCATTTTATGGCTTGTTGTAATCCTAAAATAATAGAACAACCAAAACTTGACTCAGAAGGGTGTTTAATACTTAAAAAGATTTGATATGAAAAGAAAAATAGCAGATTGGTTTATTAGATTTTTATATAAAAACCATACTCATAATTGGGATATACTTAATGATAGCTATAAATTAATAGACAAAAAAGTATTTGTTCCAAAAAAATGTAAATATTGTCAATTAATAGAGTGGAGAACAATTTAAAAAGATTTGATATGGGATATAAAGATGATAATTATAGTAGTAGAGTTTGTAACCATCATCCAGAAACTTGTACTTGCAGAGATTGGGATATAAATGAAAAGCCTAAACAAGAAACAATTGAAGAAACTGCAAGAAAATACGCTTCTTATAATATTGATGACCATTTTGAAGCAGGTGAATGGCCAATTGAAATAATGTATAGTGAGGAAGAGGTTAAACAAATAATAGAAGCAACTTTAATTGAGTATTCTGATTATGTATTAGCTGATATACCAGAGTGGTTTGAACAATTTAAAAAAAAATAGTATGAAAAAGTTTATTTTAAGCATAGGATCAATGTTAATTGTATTTCTAATTTTTGCATGCATTATGATGCCGCTACTGTTTATATTCTTTACTCCAGTGCTACCTATTATGTTACTAGCATTTCCTATGATGGTAATGAATCATGGAACAGATAAAGTACATTGGAGTCAGAAGCCATATCTATGGTATTTTAATAAGGTATGGTTAAAAGCATTAGATGCATTAACACTTTAAATTAAGTAGTATGGAAAAAGAAACACTTGAAGAAGCTAAAAAGTACGCTGAATTATCTTACTATGGAGATGAAGTAGATGCCTTTGTTAGAGGTGTTAAATGGCACGCTGAAAGAATGTATAGTGAGGCAATTGAGTTTGCTGAGTGGATTAGAATTAAAGATTTCCAAACTGCATCTAAAGATAATTGGATTGGTTTAGATATGAAATACTTTACAACAGAAGAATTGTTTGAACAATTTAAAAAGAAATAGTATGGAAAAAGAATTTGTACCAATAGAATTGGCTATTAGGCTTAAAAATATTGGATATAATGAGGAAGTATGTGCATGGTCCGATATATACACTAATGATATCGCTTACATGTATCCTTCTAGAAGTAGTAACATGAACAGATACCAGGAAGTTATATTTATGCCTACTTGGCAGTCAGCCTTTAGATGGTTTAGAAAGAAGTATCAATTACATTCTACTATTACATCTATAAGTCAAGAATCATGGCAATGGCATATTACTAAACCTGGTGAATCATTGGGTAAATTATATGATGAGGATTTTTATACCTACGAAGAAGCAAAACTAGCTTGCTTAGAAAAGCTATTGGAAATTGTTGAATCTAAATCAGAATAAGATGACAGTAGTAACAGAAATACTAGAGCATTGTAAAAAATTAATTTCAGAAGGTTATCAAATAGATACACAAGGACTTGTGCATTGGATTGAAGATAAACTTTTAGAATTGGAAAAAGAGCAGATAAGAGATGCTTTTAATCAAGGCATGAATAATAGTGTTGATTATTTTATTCCATTTTTAAAACCTAATGATGAATCAGAAAATTACTACAATAAAACATTTAAATCAGAATAAGATGAAAGAATTCATATATGAAGGATACATGAGTCAAGAAGCTCAAAAGTTTTTTAAAGATAATATTGAAACTGAACAAAGAGATGGTATTGCAGTTGTGGGTAGTTTTATTAAGTTAGCAAATGGTAACACACATCTACCAAATAAAGGAGATGTATTCACAAAACATACTAACGGAACTATGACTGTTAAATCAATTCATAGACCTAACTTTTAAATCAGAATAAAATGAAACAAACAGCAGTAGATTGGTTGGTTAGTCAATTAAACAAAGAAGGATTTGCTCAAGTTGTAACTGATGAGGAACTTGAACAAGCCAAAGAAATGGAGAAGGAAATAATACGTACAGCATATCTTGATGGTATGGATGGTGAATATAATACATCAGAACAGTACTACAACGAAACATTTAAATCAGAATAATTATGTTTTATATACCATTTGTCTCAAAAAATAATGAACAAGAGGTTCAGAAAAAAGAAAAGTTTTTAGTAGTTAAAAATATAAGTTTTGATGAATATGATTTTGATAATGCTATAGAATGCAAATCAGAAAAAAAAGCATATAAGTTAATGTTTAAACTACAGAAAAAAACAAAAAAATTATATTCAGTACTTAAATCAGAATAAGATGGAAATAATCATAGGATTCATTACAGGAGCATTTCTTACATGGGCTATTGCAAAGAGGCTAATGGTAGAATGGAAAAGAGATCTGGAAAAGTTAAAAGACTTTGAAGTCTGGAAGGAGTGGAAACAAAAGTAAAAAATGATAGAAAAAGTAATTAGAAAAACCTTTACTATTAGAGAATCAGGAAGGTCTAGTGATTACATTACTCCGTCGTTTGGTTACGGTTGTTTATTAAAATGTGGTTATTGCTATATGAAACGACACAAGCCTGAAGGTTTAAGTGTTGCTAAAAATATTGGCGATATATTGACAAGTATAAACGATCATTCGTATTTTTACAGTGATGTAGAAAAACCTAATCAAACTGATGAAACGTATATCACTTATGACATAGCATGTAATGAAGATTTTGCTTTACATTCTAAGTATTACCCTTGGGAATATATTTTTGAATTCTTTAGAGATCATCCTGTTGCTAAAGCAACTCTTGCAACTAAGATTATACCTATTAATTTTTTAAATTTTGATCCTAAAAATAAGGTCAGAATTAGGTTTAGCTTAATGCCTCAGAAAATATCTGATGTATTGGAGCCAAAAACTGCTAAAATAATAGATAGAATTAAAGCAATTGATGCATTTATAGACTCAGGATATGATGTGCATGTAAATTTCTCACCTGTGATAATATATCCAGGTTGGGAAGAGGACTATGAAGAATTATTTCACATGTTGAATGATTATGTAGACTATAAAGATACAGTGAAAGCTGAGGTAATCTTTTTGACTCATAATGAGAAGAAGCATTTGTATAATTTGGAGAATAATATACCAGGAGAAGAATTAATGTGGACACCTGAGATTCAAGAAGCTAAGATTTCACAATATGGCGGCAAGAATGTTAGATATCAGCATTTTAGAAAGACTGAGTATATTAAACAATTTACGGAATTACACGATAAAATAATTCCATGGAATAAGATTAGGTATTGTTTTACTTTTTTAGTACTTTTATCTCAAATAGTATAATATGGGAGGAAAAGAAATAGATTTAAAAAATCAAAAGTTTAATAAACTAAAAGCTATTAACTATGTTGGTAATGAAAAGTGGTTGTTTGAGTGTGATTGTGGTAAACAAGTTATTAAAAAAACAGCAGATGTAAAAAGAGGAACTGTAAAATCTTGTTCTAGAGCTTGTACAACAGGAAATCCTAGTAAACACCCGCTTTACCAAACATGGGATGGTATTAAAAAAAGATGTTACCAAAAAAATGCTACTGGATATCAAAATTATGGAGCTAGAGGTATAAAAATGTGTGATGAATGGAAAAATTCATTTTGGGCATTTGTAGATGACATGGGGAACAAACCTTTTAAAGCTTGTACTATTGAAAGATTAGATAATAATAAAAATTATTGCAAAGATAATTGTGTTTGGGCTACAGCAAAAGAGCAAGCTAAAAATAGAAGAAATAATATCTATATAGCATATCAAAATGAAGTTTACACATTATTTAGTATATGTAAATTATTAAATCTTACTCATAGTACTGTTTATTGGAGAATAAATAGATCTAATTTATCTCCACAAGAATATTTTAATAATCATATTTTTTAAAGAAAAACTAAACAATGAAAAGATTTGAAATAGGTGATAAAGTAGTAGCACTTGTATCTTCTACACATGATTTTACACAGACTAGAATTAAAGGAAATGTTTATATTGTAGAAGATATTTTGTATTGTGCAAAATGCGGAGTACAAACTATTAATATTGGACAGAATTGTAGAGGAAATAGTGGATTTTTACAATGTGATTGTGGTCATACAAACCCTAATAGAGATTTAGGTTGGACAAATTCTAAATATTTTGCAAAAGTAGATGATTTAGCTGATGCTATTGAAGAAGCTGTAGCAGAAGAAGATTACGAAACAGCAGCAATGTTACGTGATATTAATAAGTAATTTTAAACAGAAAATAAAATGGCAAAAGAAAAGACAAAGTACCCGCAATTTAAGATTGTAGAAGACAACATGCAAGGTTTCAACGTGATGAAAAAGACATCATGGTGGACACGTTGGAAATACGTTAAACGTAAGACTACTCCATTTTTAGTTTGGAAATGGGATACTCGTAGAGGAGCTCAAGCATACATTAATTTGCAGAGTAAAAAGTAGGCTATGGTAATAGCAATGCTAGTAAGTTTAATGTTCCTAATAGTTTTAGGAGGATTTTGGTTCTTAAAAAGGACTATAGAAAAGCAGGACGACATTGATCGTTCTAAGTATTAATCATTAAAAAACACAGATGAAAGTAGAAGTATTATTAAACGGTACAACAAAAATTGTGTTGATCCCAGAAACAGCTATCGAAATATCGATATTGGAAAGTGTAGGCAAAACTGAAGTTGAGGTTATGTCTATAACAAAAGGAACGGCTATTTTAGATAAAGTAGTCCCAGAATGCCTAGTGATAAGTCCTAAAGGCAAAGGTCTTAAAGAAGAAATCAAACGCACTACAAGCGGTGATTCAGAACCTTTAGTATAATCCAATGATTTATTTAGTAACTAACCAGCAGTCGTTATTTACGGCTGTTGGTTATTCTATGGCTACTGTTGAAGAATCTATAGAATACTTAAAAACTTTGGATGTAATAGCTTTTGATACAGAAACTAGGGGATTGGATCCTTTTACTAAAGAACTGCTGTCTATGCAGCTAGGAGACGGTGAAAAGCAATACGTAGTAGATTGTTCTACAGTTGATCCTAGATTGTATAAAGAACTATTAGAAACTAAAGAACTTATCATGCAAAATGCTAAGTTTGATTTAAGGTTTCTATATCACAAAGGAATTGTTCCTTGCAAAATCTTTGATACTTTCTTAGTAGAAAGAATTTTGACTACAGGTATTGATACAGTGAGACGTTCTTTGGACGTTTTGGTCTACAAATATTGTAAGGTAGAATTAGATAAAACTATTCGTGGAAATATCCATAGAGAAGGTTTATCTACGCGAGTTATTAAATACGCGGCTGATGATGTAAAATATCTTCACCAAGTTAAAAGAAAGCAAGAAGTAGCCTTAGAAGAGAACCAACTAATTCGTACTGCTAAATTGGATAATGAATTTGTTTTAGCACTAGCATACATAGAATTCTGCGGAATGTATATGAATCCTATGGCATGGAAAGCAAAATGTGATGAAGATCTATTAGATCTAGAAGCAATTAAAAAAGTATTGGATCAATTTATATTAGATAATGCTGATAAATACCCAAAATTTGTAGATAACCAATTATCTTTTTTCTCTGAAGGAGTAAAATGTAAATTAAATTGGGCATCTTCTAAGCAAGTTATTCCTTTTATGCAATCTTTAGGAGTAGATACTCTGACTAAGGATAAGGAAACAGGAATGATGAAAGATTCTGTTGATAAGAAGGTTTTAGGACCTCAAAAGAAGAAGCATCCTATAATTGAAGTTTACATCGATTATACTGAGCATCAGAAAACTGTAAGTACTTACGGAGAAAATTGGTTCAATTACATTAATTCTGTTACCAAAAGAGTTCATACTAACTACACTCAGATTATGAACACAGGTAGATTATCTAGTGGACAGAAAGGTAAGCCAAAGCAAGGAATTCCTCAATTGCCTAATATGCAAAATGTTCCTGCGGATGCGCGTACTAGAGGATGTTTTCAAGCTGAGCCAGGTAATGTGCTAATAGTAAGTGACTACAGCGGACAAGAACAGATTGTCTTGGCCAATAAATCTTTGGATACTGACTTATTAGAATTCTATGCTAAAGGGTTGGGAGATATGCATTCATTTATCGCGTCTAAGATATTTCCTGAATTAGGTAATTTATCATTGGACGAGATCAAAAACAATCATAAAGGAAAGAGACAAATTGCTAAAGGTGCGGGTTTTGCCATTAATTACGGCGGCACAGGAATCACCATTGCTCAGAATTTAAATATCAGCATGCAAGAAGGCGAAGAAGTTTACAAAGCATACTTCAAAGCTTTTCCTGGATTAGCTAATTATTTTAAACAAGAGAAGGCAAGAGCACTAAAATTGGGATACATTCAGTTTAACAATATTAGTGGTAGAAAATGTTTTATTCCTTTCTTTGATGAGTATGAAAAACTTCACGCAGAAATCTATAATACAGAGGGATTTTGGGACGAATATAAGTTGGAAAAGTCGAAGAATTCTTTTAAATTTAACAACTATTTCAAGCCCAAAGTTCGTGAGTATCGTATGAAGAGAGGGAACATTGAAAGAATGTCACTAAACTATCCTATTCAAGGTAGTAGTGCTGACATTACTAAATTAGCTGGTGTATATTTCTTCAGATATCTAAGAGAAAATGATCTAGTATTCAAAGTAAAATTACCGAATGTAGTTCACGATGAGTGGATAGTAGAATGTCCTGAAGAACTAGCAGAAACTATCGCACCTGTGTTACAGGAATGCATGGAAAAGGCAGGTACAGTTTTTTGTACCGTAGTAAAATTAAAAGCAGAACCAGTAATAACTTTACAATGGGAACATTAGAGAAAAAATCACGACGACCAAAAGTAATTGGCTCTAAGTATTTAAGTATGGAATTTGATATTAGAATACAAGAACTTAGAAATGAAATTGAGCGTTTAGAGTCAGTTCGTTCTTTATATGAATACTTTTTTGCAGTTAAAAGACAACAAAATAGTTTTATAGTACAAATGAGAAAAGTAGTAGCTAATCAATTAATTATTAAAGGATTTTCTAACTCTGAAGTATCTAGAATTGTTTGCAGAAATCATGCTTCTATAATTCATTTAAGACGAAAACAGCAAGATGCATCTAATTTTGTTGTTTCTGAGGTAGCAAACAACTATGAAGATTGGATAAAGAATAGAATGTATCCTGTAACGTACACAAAGTTTGTTCCTAATCATCTAGCAGCTAATGGATTTACTACAATAACTAAGTATAAACTAAAGGCAATAGATCAAAATGGACAAGCGTAGTAAAGTACAGAAACTAGCAAGTAGTGCGATTGTCGATAATAAGTTTAACGGCATTCTATTTGTGAGTCCGCGAGTAGGAAAATGCAAAATAACGATTGATGCATTAAATACCGTGGACAAGGAGATAAAAGTGTTGATTACTGCACCT